TCGCCTTCGATGCGCCGGCCGGTGACTTCGTCCATTCCGATCATGTGACCTTTCCGTTGGTCAGAGGGCCATTGGGAGTGGTCCCGGTGACGAGAGAATTGCCAGTAATGTGGCTGATGATAATTTCTGCCACTTTTTTCCAGGCCGATTTTGCATCACCGCTGGTGGCAGTGGCGGCAGCATGGAGAGCATCGGCTAGTGCGCTATCAGTGCCTGCGAGTGGCAAGGGTTATCCTCCAAACGAATCCATTTTTGTGGTCAATCCTCTCAGTTCAGTTGAGGCAGGGAGAAGAGGTTGAGGTCCCATCATCGTGGCCGTCTTGGAACTTTCAACCGACTTGAACGCCTTTGATGTGAGTCCCAAAAATTCGTCGCCGGCTGCGTTGCGAATGGCTGCTTTTTCAGTCTGAAACTCAACAGTTTTGGCTTTGACCTGGAGCTTTTCGGCATCGATGACGATGCTGAGCTGAGAAGGGCGGGAGATCAGAAGCGTATGCGTGGTCTGGTCATAGCTGAAGGAAAAGCCATCCGAAAAGCGATGGATCTTGACCTTGGAGTCGGTGGACGGCGATGGGCGGTCTGCATAATGAATCGCATGTCCAACCAGGCCGCCACTGAGTTCGCCACCAGGCGAGAGCACCAGAACCTGCTCACCGATTTCTGGAAACTCCCAGCTCGACGTTTCGCCGGCGCGCTCCTGCATGACCTTGATCCAGGGAGTATCCAGCGGCAGGCTTCCTTCCGAGCCGTCGCCATCGGATAGTCGAACGCGAACGGTTTCGGCTTTTGGATCAACTGCGATGATCCGTCCAGGCCGAAGGAGGTTATTCACCCGCCTTTGAAGGTCCTGGATCACGACGAGAAGTTCCGTCGTCAGTTCGTCCATGGAGTCTTCTCCCTGTTGATCCAGACCTCTCTGAGCGGGCCAGCAAACTCAGCCGCAGGCGGAAGGCGTGGCCTCATGTACTCGATCGAGCAAGTGATGGCCAGAGCGGCAATGCGCACGTTTCCGACCATTTCATGAGCGAAGTCCACCATGTGAAAGGACCAGTCCGTTACGATATTTCTTAGTTCCTGGTTTCCTTCGATGGCATCCTCGATGCGCCTTCTGGCCAATGACAGCTCACTCTCTGCATCAGAATGTGCCTTGAAGCATGCTTCGATTTCAAAACGAACCTCCCTGTCATCATGGAGATTCTGGTTTTTTACGAGACGATCCCTGTGAAAGTAGAGATTCAGACACGGCAGGTCCGCTTCAGAGAGCTTTGTCACGCGGGCATTGAACCGCTTGAAATCGGGCAGTGCCCGGGAGAGGCACTTTTCGATCTCGGCCCTTATGCGGATCAGCGGAAGGTCAGAGTTCAAAAGTTTCTCTCAAAAGGTGAGGATTCGACTTTCGCCAGATCAAGCTCGGTAATTCCAACACCGGATCGAATGCGGTTTTTAATCTCAAACGATTCGCCGTTCACTGTCCGTCTGATGACGGCCTTTTCCGAAAGACCATCCGAAATCTCATCGCCTATAAGGAGCCGATGCACCCGGGTCAGAAGCCCTGGTGTACCGGCCTCTGAAGGCAGATCAAACGAAGTCAGCGTGCCCATGAAGGGCTGTCCTTCTGATTCAAAAGCCTCGTCCGTTTCAGGCAACATTGAGAAGGCAGGCCGTGTTCGGGTCAAAGGTTGCAAGGACGGGCGCCGATTGCAAAAGGACGATGCGCTGGCTTGGGTCCTCGATCTTCCAGCTTTTGAGGAAGGTCTTAAGTGCCATCAGGTTGGCGTCGAGATCCTGGATGGCTCCGAAGAACTGAACGCCCTGGATGCTGTCGCAGAAAAAGAGGGCCTGCTTCGGTTCAATGTAGAGCTTGCCGTCATCGGACATGGCTTCGTAAACCCAGAGGCGGACGTTACCGAACTTGCCTTTATAGACAAGGCTCTCAAAGGACTGTGTGCCGGGCGTGATCTGCAGCTCCAGATCGGCTCCGCGAATCATTTCATTCAGAAGACTTTTGACCTCGTTGTTCGCAGCGAAGAGGTCATACGCTTCAGGTCCCATGATGACGTTATAGGGCCGCGTCTGACCAAGGTTGAGCGAAGCAACCTCGCGCTGGACCCCTTCAAAGTGCTGGCGCATGGGGAGATCCTTGTTCGTCCATGCCTTGTCGCCAGTGAGTTTTTTTGTGAGGCTTGCCGAGCGTTCAAAGTCCAGTACAGCGTCGATCCCGTCACCTTTGATGGTGAGCTTCCCGGTTTTGACTACCTCGGCCGCCATGAGTTCCAGGCGGTTTCGCCAGCGTTCCTGAAGACGGGCGACATCACGCGCAAGCATGAGTTCAAGGCGCTGCATCGGAGTCAGTTCGCCGCCGAAGGCCTCGCCGGCAATGCGGACGTTGCCACGATCGGGAGTGAGTCCGGTCTTTTCTTTGATATAAGCGGGCCGCAGGGATTTGGTCCGGTAGCCCTGCTCACGGAACATGGGTGCCTCGACAAGGGGATGCACGAAGGGAGCAATACCGGCTTTGACACCGGGAGCTTCATCGAAATAGACATCCTCTTTGGTCGACTGCACTTCAGTCGGGAAGAAGCGATCGAGAAAGAACTTGGGCTTTGGCACGATGCGCGTAATCAGGCGATTGAGGTAGTAGGTGCCGTAAATGGGAAGAGCCATATATCTCAGTCCTCCCCTTTCTCGATATAGATCGAACGCAGGCTGAGATCATCGTCGACGGACTGCAGTGTGTGGCCCTTGCCAAGCACAAGATCAAGTCCGAGAAAAGCGCCTGTGCGAAATACCGGAGCGAATTTATCGGACTCCGTGGCATCGATGTCGACCTGCAGAATGCAGACCGGCTTTTCGCTGCCGTCCGTGATGGCAGTTGTTCCATCATCGGCAGTCTTGCTGCAGAGGACGTACTTGCCGCTTGCGGTCTTGCGGCCGAGCACAGAGCCCAGCTTCAAAATTTGACCTTGTTCAATCGTTACTGATCCGCGGTAGGTGGGGAAGTTGCCGCGATGGATCAGGCGAGGCGTGTAGGAGTCCACGACCCGATAGGAAGGGTTAAAGTCCATTAAGTTCCTTTAATTTTCAAGCCATCGACTTTTTGGGCGAGAGCAAGAATGCAGTCCTGCTGCTCGGCAAGTGATGCGGATGAAGGTTGGTCTTTGGGTGGTACGTCGAGCCCTTCTAGCTGGCTTTCAAAGGACTCTTTTGGGCCTTTTTTTGGCTTTTGTGGGTTTTTCTTTGCCTCCTGAATGATGGCCAGGGCTGCATCGGCTGCAGTCATGTCGCTCGAAATCAGGGTCTGGCAGAATTCGTTTGAGACGAGTCCCTCGGCCATGCCTTTGATTGATTCCGAACGCTTCTGATCGGCAAGGACTTTGACCAAAGCGCGCTCGGCGCCGAGCTGCATGAAATGCTCGGCAACGGCCGGATGGCTTTCTTTGATAAATTCAGCAGTGATTGGCTGATCGGATGCCAATTGATGTTCTCCAAGATTTGAGATGACGCTTTCGAGCGTTGAAAGTTGATCGATCAGGCCGCGACTCATCGCGTCCGAGGCGACGAAGACAGCGCCCTGGCCGAACTTTTCAAGGACGGCCGCGCGGTCGACACCGCGATTTCGGGCGACTTTACCGATAAAGACTTCAGCAAGGCCATCGATGATGGTCTGGATGTCTTTTGCCCCTTCCTCGGTCGCAGGGTCGCGGTTTTTCCGGGGGCTCTGCGAGGAGACGAAGCGGATTTCGCCTTCATTTTTTTCGTTATGCAGAGCAAGCTGCACGCCGATACTTCCAATGATGGCCGAATCTGCGGCAAAGACCTTGTCGCAGGCACTCGCAATCCAGTAGGCGGCGCTGGCTCCGGTTCCGCCGATGTAGGCGGCCGTGGGCTTTAGGCCGCGAGCTGCAAAGATCGCATCGGATAGTTCCGATGTGCCGTTGGCTTCGCCGCCTGGCGAATCGATATCGAAAACTATGCTGCGAACCTCAGATGATGCCAGCATTTGATGAAAATCGCGCATCACCATCTCATAGGAGGTGGCGCCGCAGTGATCGGTCATCAGGTTTGCGTGCTTGAAGAGAGGGCCGCGAATGGGGATGATGCCCACCCCGCTGCGAACTGTCGCGCGCTCGGTGTTTTTGGCCCTTGTGCCACGCACTTTTTCAAGTGCTTCGATTGATCCGTGTTCAGTCGCAATGGCAATCATGGACCGCAGCGAGTCTTCGGTGATGGCCCATGGGGTGCTTGTGATGTAGTTCAGAGCAAAAGACAAGCAAGGGCTCCGGGTGGTTGGGGGCGTGATTTCGAGGGGGTGAGGAGTGAGCAGTCCGGGAAGACTCTCGTGAGAGGCAAGGCGAAGAATATCCCGAAGAGGCTTTTCCTGTAAAGCTTTCAGCTGTCCGCAGATTGCGGACGTTCCTGCCCGGAATTCGTGTTGCCCATGCTTTGGTTTTGTGCTGCCGGGTCGGCGAAGATCTCCTTCTCTTCCTCATACTCCTGGGTCTGTTTGTCAAAGTCGCGGCCCTGACTCTCCACGATGAATCGACGCGATTTCACCCCGATGGCGATTTCAATTTCGCTGGCTTTCGCTTCCTTGAGCGGATCGATGGCTTCCATTTCCGTGCCGCACCACTGCGTTGTGAGGTAGGCGTGACGCTTGAGTGGGTCGTCGAATCCTGGAGCATCGAGCAGTCCGCTGTCAATGGCGTCGGCTATCACCCACTCCCAGACGGGCTGGCAGAATTCGCTCACGAGCCAGGCCCGGCGGACTTTAAAGACCTTCCATGCTTCAAGGATCGCGGCGCGGGCTGCGGAATAGCTCGACGAAAAATGCTGCGTGAGCACTTCATAGGGAATTGAGAGTCCGATGCCGATCTGTTTGATGACGGCCTGCACGAAGGCATCGAAGTTCATGTTCGGGCGACCCGGCGTTGTGCCTTCGAGCTTCTCGCCAGGCAAAAGCTCCAGAATCGTGCCGGGGCCGAACTTATGGTGCTTGCGCTCGGGCGGCTTGGTCTGAGGATTTGCAAGGTGGGCTTTCGAGCGATCACCGAAAATTCCACCGACATCGCTGGTCAGTGCTGCAGCGAAGAAAGCATTGATGACGGCCGCATCGATCTCGGCTTCACTGTAGCGGGAAATCTGTTTGAATTTTCCGATGACGGGAGCAAGGAAAGGCTCGCCCCGGCTCTGACCAGGCAGGCGCTGGTGGAATAGGTGAAGGGCGGCCGCTGTGCCTTCCGAGTCAAAGCGGGGAACGCGCACCGTCTCGCTGCCGAGGAATCGGTCGGCTCCAGTTTTGCCGATATGGTAGGCGATCGGCATTCCGGTTTTGTCGAGTTCGACCCCTTCGCGCACATCGATGTCCGTCTTGATCTCCATCGGGGTTCGGATGCGGGATGCCTCGATGATTTGGATGGCTGTTCCCATGATCGCACCTGGGCGATTTCTGAAACGCCGGACTGCGAGGCAGTCGCCATCGAGCATGCTGGCCCGCAGCGCCTGGGCCTGAAGGGTGGCGAAGTTTCCGGTGCCGTGCCAGTCGGCAGTGTTTTTGCTCATGTGAAGCGCAAATATTTTTTCGGCACGACGCTCGAACTCCCGCGCCTTTTCCTCAGTGATCCCGATCAGATCGTGATCGATGCGGGACTGAGGCCGCAGTCCGTCGCCGACCACGTTGGTGACGTAATTTTCAAGTCCACCGCGGGCGATGCTCTCGTTTCGGTCGAGGTCGCGGGATTGATCGCGGAGGGTCGTAAGGACAGGCAGGAGCGATTCGTCGACATTTGACGAGGGCGGGTTCCACCCGCTGGTCGAGCCGGGCTCGCGTGATGTTGAATGATAAGGGTTATCAACCTGCGGCGGTGCGTTCCATGCCGAGGGCATGAAGACGCTTTGCACTCGTGACCATAAGGATGGTCTTTGCGCTTTAACGAGGTATTGCATGGATGATGCCTCCCCCGTTTTGGCGACGGATCAGGGCTTTCAGCTCCTTTTCGCGCTCATAAAGCAGCTTGAGGCTGGCGCGGGTGATGCGGCGGCGGTTCTGGTTGACTTCAATGTCAACCTCCTGGCCGCCACTCAGAATGGTGGCGATGGCCTTTTGCACGGCCGTAAGTTCCTCTTCGGGGGTCATTGGGGCTCCGGTGGGGTGGGGGTTACGCGGCGGGCAGGATGCCGTCGAGTTCGTCGCAGCGTTGGTCGATGTTCACGCTGAAGATCTCTCGTGCGGCGTCCGCGTAGCGAAGACAGTCGTGGGCATGGTCGGCTATGCCGGCCGTGGTTTCATAGGTGAGCTGGTATTTGCCATCCGATTTTTTCCAGATGCTTTTTGGGGCGGTCAGCTCCTTGAAGAAGCCTTCGCCGAGGCTCTTGTGGAAATGAATGATTTCAGCCGATCGGTAGGTGGCGTTCTGATCGGTCTTTTTCAGTTCCTGAAATTCCTTGAATTTGGCGATGGACTTGTCGATGGACGAGTAAAGGCGGCCGTGTGTCGCAAGCTTTCCCACCGAGAAAAGGTAGACGCCGGCTTCCGTCTTTTCGGTGGGTCTGTCCACGATCGGTGCGGCAATGCCCTTGGCCCCCTTGATGGGTACGATGAACTGCCGCATCAGATGGCTGCAGAACGCGTAGACCGCGCCAGTATTATGTCCGCCAGTATCGACGCATGTGGCCGCGATGCGCAGGACATCGGAGCCATTGCTGTGGGGGTATGTGGTTTGCAAGCGGGCATAGACACGATCCCAGAGCTCGCCATCATTTGAATCGCCGTATTCGATCCAGCGATCGAGCACCCAGCTTTCGCCGCCGCGGCCCCAGCCGCGTGTGACGATATCGACATGAGAAGGGTGGGTATCAACGCCGGCTGTGATAACGCCGATGCCAGGCGGGAGTCGCTCGGCTGGCCAATAGTCCTCAGAGAGGCCCATGACCGATTCCGGATCGCGGGTGATGATCGTGTCGTCCTCGTAGGGCTCGCCGAGGCAGTTATTAACGAAGACCTTCATCTCGACCTGGTTGTCGACGCCCTTGCGGAACTGCTCCAGGCAGTTTCTCCAGGACCACATGCCAGGCGGTGCATAGAGGGCGGGAAGATGGTAGCCACGGGCGCCGTCGACCGCTGCCGCAGTTGCTCGCCACTCGCCGCGCCGCAGCATCTCTGATTTGTCCTGTTCGTAGTGGCGATAGCCGCAGCGGATGCAAAGATAGGCGGGGTTGTCAGTGGAGCGGTCAATCTGCGCCCAGACAAGGATTTGCATTTCACCGCAGCTGAGACATGGAACGAAATATTTTCTCCGATCGGTGGCGAGGTATTCGCGGTCGATGCGGCAGTGTTCCTTGATGGTCGGAGTTGAGTTGTAGAAGACTTTTTTACGGCCGTCATAGGCTGAGGTGCGTCCCAGCGCGATGCCGCAGGGGTCGCCGTGTCCCTCGCAATCCTCTTCGTAGGCCGAGACTTCATCGAATGCGAGGTATTGAATGCTCTCTGACCTGAGCGATGATTCCGATGTGCTGGTCGATAGAGTGATGTGGCCGCCGGGGAAGTGCTTTGATATCAGCGTGTCCTTTTCCCGTTTGCTGCCGGCGATATTTTTCTGATGCTCTTCCACCTTGTTGCGAAGATCCCGGCAGTTGGCGACGATTGGATTGATGCGCTGCTTTGAGAATTTGTCGCGCAGCTCGGAAACCGGCTGAACGATCATCATCGGGGCAGGAGCGGCGCCCATGACCCAAAGCATCCAGGAGAGAATCGTAAGCGTTCCGCCTGTCTGCCAGCCTTTCATCAGCACGACGCGCTCGATGCCGTTGTCGGGCATAAGCGCATCCATGATCTCAAAGAGATAGGGTGTGCGGGAGAATTCAACGAGGCCGGGGAAAGGATTTTTGCCGGAGACGAGGTAGAGGTTTTTCTCAGCGTACTCGGCGATCGTTGTGTTGGGGTTGGGCCGGATTCCGAAGTGGTAGTCTGTGAACGTGGTGCCGAGGCGGGGGCCGAGGTAATCAGGACGCCGTTTCATCGTCCTCCTTAAGGAGCGACTCGGTGCCAAAACGCTCACTTACCATATCCCTCAACGCTTTCGTAATCGAGGATTTCTGATAGACACGGAACGCCAGTCCCAGTTCATTGAGGTCCTTGGTAAAGTCCTTGATGCGATCCTCACCGAGATTATTGCGGATGAAGTCGGTCAGAAGTCGCTTGAATTCGCGTTCGCTTTCGTTCGGCAGGTAGAGAAGGCTATCGCGCGTGGCGCGAGCTACGGTAAATGCTTCAGTCTTGAATTTTTCGATGCTGATAAGGTTGCCGGCTTCCTTCTCAAAGCTCAATTTGGCCTGCAGGGCCTCGTAGTGCCTAAGAACGCGATTGGATTCCGCAGGAGTCATCTCCTCGGCGTCATCACCTTCGTCCGGCTCCTGATTAGCCAGATTGCGATCCTTGCGCAGGTCCTTGTTCTGGTGCCACTCGATGCAGCCATCATAGATAATGATTCTAGGCGATCCGCTTTCACGCAACACGGAAGTGGAAAGGCGCTCACCCTTCTTCGCTGCGCGACTGACGGAGGCTGGATCTACACCAACAATGCGAGCAAACTCGCGGATTGTTGCTGTCTGTCGTTCCATTTTTCTGATCTCCAGGCATGCCGATGATTCGGCACTCATTGATAACAGGTTTTGGTGTGTAAGGTGAAGCGCACCAGCGTCCGCTTTTTGCGGACAAAACCTGGTGACGATTGGTATTGACACGTAGTAATTTTTGAGATGGTTATGCTATGTTGGGCTAATATTAGTTGGGAGAATCTTGCGTGCAATCGACAGCCGACAAATCATCCACAGGATGCAATTGCCTCAGTCTTCCAGATTTTTTTTGTACTCTTGATAACAAGGCGCATAACCAAATGCTCGTTGGTCTGTCCTGGTTTCCGGAGTTTCTCTCACCACGTATGTCTCTTGATCTCGGAACCAATTGCCAGATTTTGTCCGATGTGAAACAGAGTCCGGTCCTGGGCCAATGCAAATTATGCGGCCAATACTGGTGCATAGAGCTGGCGCCTGACGAAAACCTTAGCGAAGTGGTTGCAGCCAAGCTACGAAATGCCAGCCACTTCAAAGACTTTGATCTGATACCAGTGAAGCAGTTTTTGACTGTTTTGGCATTTGGCGGGTTTGGTCAAACCAAGTGTCTGTTTCAAGGGTGCGACGAATATGTGATTGGGAAGACTGCTCTCTGTCTTAAGCATCACGGTCCTGTTGGTTTCTATTGAGGAAATCGCATAAAAAGTCACAGATTCAACACTTGAACAGCGTAAATTGAGATGGCTAAAACCCTTGTCCAGCAATGCTTTGGCCGAGACTCATAGTGGAATGCCTTGTGTTGCTGTTGACGCAAAATTTTTTTAAATTTTGGCGAGAAGGGGCGGTTGATCGTCAACCATTGGCATAGGGGCGGCTGGGAGGACCCAAAACCTTCAAATCCATGATATGAATGTCTTTCATAGCCATACGGCCCCTAAAACCTTACCAGGCATGGCTTACAAGCGACAAGCAACGTGTTATCCATATATACCAACACATTGAAAGATATAGTCCGTTGAAAACCTTATCCATCATGAGGTTAATGCATTCGATATAGAAGCGAACAAAACAGATCCTAGCCATTTTGGTCGCAACACCATGGGTAGCCTAACACTGGATCAAGGCGTCGGTCAACGGAGGTCGGTAGTGGTGGTTGCATAGTCCTAGCCCTGTTAGGCCTTCTGCATCCATTCGCATATTTGCTGTATAACGGCTTCGGGTCCAGATATAGACAACCCCATATATGTCTCCGACTCTATAACAATACGCGCTTCGCCTATCACTACGATCACTTCGGAAAGCTCTTGTGATCCGCCGATTCCATATTCATCACTGATCTTCTTCCCTCCAAGAGCCTTTAAAACAGATCCTAATTTCTTCCGCAGATCTTCATCAAATTCATCTCCAAGAACTACTTTGACATCAGCACCTTTTGTTGAACTCATAGGCCCTAAATCCTTGCCACCATTTTGTGTTCTACTCCGCACTTTAGGCAAGTATTGATTCAATCCCTTTTCCGGTATTGAGCCTTACTGTCTCGATAAAGCCCGACCCAAATCACTACCTGAAACAGAGCACAAAGGACCGATGCTGGACCAATAAAAAAAGCGAATGTCAGTTTTCTTGACTCTTCAGACTCGAATAGACCGACATACACTAAGAGAGCGCATGCAATCATGAGAGGCGAATGGAGCAATAGTCGCTTTTGCGCTCTTGTCATTTTATTGCCCTACTTATTTGATTCCAGGATTCAGGAGTATGAAGCTCGATATGTGATCCGACTGGATTACGACCCGTAGAAATTTCGAGATTTCTCGCAAATGGATCAATTCTACCGGCTGAACCAGGGCCACCTGCTGGTCCGTAGATGCCTCTGAGTAGCGTAGTCGTAACACCACCATCGGGTCCATCCAAAAACCCATGATTTTGAATAGCATCAAACATTGAATAGCCGTTTATATATTGACCAACTTTACTCATGTTCATAGAATAGTCAGAACGCTGAGGAGTTCCCAAGTTAACGACAGTATCAATTTTCCTTGCAAAATCGCTATTGCTGTATTCTTTGATCACGTTACCACCATGGCTATGTGCAACGATGTTAAGCTTTTCACCGCCAATCAAACGCCCGATGACGCCTGGGCTGTTTATGAACGCTGCTAGTTTCTCAGCACCAGCAGTTCGAGCATCGCCATTGTTTCCACCATTCCAAGAAACATAATCCGGAGTCTCTCCAAAGGTTTTACCAACTGCCTGCATAAATCGGCTGTTTGGTTGCGCCCAATCTGCATTTTCAGCCCACGTCCCATTTAGAACAATCGTCACTCTTCCATCAGGATCGATATTATTCACCGGGTTGTTTTTCGCATACGAGTAAAGGTTACACTCTGTCGGCGACTTCACGCAAGCCTCAGGGTTTTCCAGAAACAAAGGATCTGGGCTCACAAACCGCGCATCAGCTATCTGACTGAATGTTCCTAGTATTGTTGCGACCACGATCACGGATAGACTCTTCTTAGACATGTCATGTCCCATATCGGTTGGATGTTTGCTTTTGGGTGCTCAATGTAGATTTTTGGGGCTTTTCACGCCAGCCCCTGGCTTCTGCCATCTGAAAGTATTTCTGATTCTGTTTTCTGAGAAAATACAGACGAGGCCGGTCTTTCGGGGGAACATCAGAAATTCGCTCGTACTTGTAAAACTCCGCAGCATAGATCTTCGCGTAGCTGCCTCCGACACTCAGCATGAACTGCACACTCTTCGGATTCTGTGTGAGTGCCATCTCATAAAAAGCCAGAGCCTTGTCGTAGGCTTTCAAGTAGACATATCGCTCACCCAGCAGGTCGGCCAGAGCATAAGCCGTTTCTTTCTTGGTTAGTTTTTGCAGGTAGACACCATTTCTGATTTCATCATCCGTTACGTGCATCGTTTCCTGATACCACTGGTCACGGGAAAATCCGCCGCCACTCGTTGCCTCAACGTTGTAAGTTCTGCCTGTCTCTGACTCCGTAAATTTCATGAGAATGTGCGCGGGAGCGTAAGACAGCGATACATCAAGTCCCAGTCGGTCAGCGAGCAGCATCATCAGTATTGGCATCGACACGCAATTGCCCTTGCGGGTCCGAAGATAATTGCTGAGCAGCTTTAAGGGCATGCTCTTGCCATCTGGATCATTAAAGTCATATTGAAAGGGTTGGAATTTATTCCATGAGCCTTTCCCGTAAAGGTATTGCCGGATGGCCACTAATTTATGCCTGCTTGTCGCTACGGCTGGCAGATTCCTTTGGATGTCAGCGACCATGGCTTCGACCTGTTTTCTGGTCGCATCCACATCTACCGATGGGTCAATTGCCTTGTCAGCAGCTAGCTTCAGATCCAGAAGGTCTATCTTATCCTCTGGCAGCAGGAGCAACTTCCAAATTCCACGATCATCAGGCAATGGCTGCGCATGGGCGCTACTTGCCAGAAGCACTGTCGCAAAAACGACTAGGCACCATGGAATCCTTCTTAATCGCACTTCAAGGCTCCGAGCCACCACAGTAAACTCACTGATTTCATTTAACTATAATTTTGATTAGTCACAAAGACATAGAAAGCAAATAAGTACCATCCCATGGAGCCGAAAGGCAACGGATTATTGCATGGCAGCGATTTTATGCGGGTAAATATCCCGCATCCCCGAGACGCGGCCAGTTGCAATCGAAATAATGTGTACCTTCACCTTAAAAAAGCGCGCGCACCATACCGAAGCGGACCTACTGTTCGGGACTTGCCACCCGCTAGTGCCGCTTGAGTATGAACAATCTCCTTTCTGCTATTCCCAAGCTCAAAGAAAATATACCGGACCATTGGCCCAATATCAACAATAATAACCTATAATAATTGTATAATTAACTTTACATCGGACCATTGGCCCAGTATAACTAGAGAGAAGTTAGATACAGCTGGGCACAATGCCCGATAGGAGTTTCCGATGGTTCTTTCTTTCGAGTTCTACACTGGCGTCCAAGTCAAAGTTCTTCGCATGGCAGCACGCCTCAGCGTGCGCGATGCGGCGAGGGTTTACGGAGCTTCCGTGAAGCTCTGGAAGGCTTGGGAGGCTGATTTGGAACCGATCCCCGCCGATGTCATCTACATGCTGGAAGATGCCGCAGAGGCCGAGCCGCTACCTCTTCGCTTCGATGACTGATCCAATCTAGTTTCACGCCTTCCCAGCAATTGGGAAGGCCCAACACAGCTGGGCACAATGCCCGAACAGGAGTTTTTATGTCTGAGTTTCGCATTTGGTTTGGTTCCCTGGCAGCCTATAATGCCGGCGTCCTGCGTGGCGAATGGATCACCCTTCCAACAGATGAGGAGCGTCTGCGGCGCATCTATAACCTTTACACCGCAAACGGTGATCACGATTTCTATATTGCTGATTGGGAATTGCCTTTTGAGATTGGCGAGTATGAAGACATCTTCAAACTCAACTCGGTACTGGAGGAATACGAAAAGCTGGACGATTGGCAGCGCGAGGCTTTCGAGTTTCTGGTTGATCAGGAAAGCATGGACTTCGACGAAGCAATGGAAAACATGGACAATGTTGTCATTCATTGCTGCCGTACCTTCGAGGAGCTGGCAGAGCAATACGTAGACGACGGCATATTCGGAGACATCCCCAGTCATTTGTCAGGCTATATTGATTACGAAGCTATTGGCCGCGATCTTAGCTTTGAGGGGTTCTATACGGAATGGAAAGATAAAATCGTAGAGTACAGGAGCTGAATTTTTTGCGGGGGTTCGCTGCAACCCCTGCTTTTTCAGAGAAAAGTCTTTGACTTTGGGCCAATGGTCCGGTAAATTCTTCTTCATAGCAGAAATACTGCTTCGGGCGTGGCAGAGTATAGCCTCTGGCACATAGGCTACTAGCGCCTTTCGCACCATGGTGCGGGGAGGAGCATGTTTAAAAACATCACCTGCATAGATTGCAAAAAATGAATAATATTTTGACTGCTGAAGAATCAAATATGTCGCTTGTGCAGCGACGGATAGAATTCCTGAAGAGTTGTCAGGACAAGCCATTCTCGCCGAGAAAGTCGTCCCTGAAAGCCTTTGATCAAGGCTATGAGCCGCCATCCCCTCGGGAAATCCGCGAGGTGATGAAGGACTATATTTCCATTGATATCGCTTTGATGGTAGGTGTGGATGAACGAACCGTCAGACGGTGGAAGCTCGACGAAACCAAAGCAAGCTATCGCACCATCCCATATTCGGCCTGGCGGCTCTTTCTGATCCTTGATGGTATTGTGCCTGCGGCCACAAGTGAAGAGGCCGTTGCCAGGAACGTTCTACTTTTGGAGGCATATCGGGAGCGGCCACGCCTGCCGAGAAAGCCATGCCTACGGCCGTTCAACGAGGGCTATGTGACACCAACACCGGAAGAAATCCAAGAGGCATTTGGGGATTACTCGTCTGATGATATCGCTGCAATGGTTGGCGTCGAGGAGCCAGCAGTTCGCCGATGGCAGCTGGATACGTCAAAGCCGAGTTATCGGGCAATCAATTACTCGGCTTGGCGACTTTTTCTTGTGCTGGCGGGTGTGGTGGCGGCCGTGTGAACATTCGTCACTCATCGCCCGTCTAGCTGTTCTTTAATGGAGAGACTTAATGAACAGATTTGAGCTGGAAAAATTGTTAATTCAAGAAGGCTCTGATCCTTCGTCCCTATTTATCTCAAAAGAGATTCATCCGTTGGACGAGGGTTTACTGATATATCAGAATGCTTCGGGATCATGGACTGCAGACGTTCAGGAGCGTGGGAATAGAAAAACTCTTGAAAGTTCTGGGACAGAAACGGCATTGTGCGAAGCAGTTTACAATAGATTTTCGCCTAAAAAAATCCGAGGAAGAAGCTGATCAATGACAGCCTTTGAGGCTGTCAAAGAAGGTGTGTGCGAGGGCTTGGTTTTCACTATTTAACGTAGAGCGCGATGATATTGGGAGCAGATTTGAGGAATCCACTTTCCAATCCTGGGCAGGTATCCGCGCTCTTGAATTTTACGTGCGCATATTTGCTGAAAATCTCAACATCTGTTTCGCCTACAGAATTGCTACCTGCAGGAACAGTACAGACAGGCTCACCTGACAAGTCTTGGTTCGCATATACGTAAAGCGGAGCCAAAAGCAAGGGGACTGGTTCCGCGTCGATCATCTTGACCAAATCGCAATCGCTTTGCGTCAGCATAAAGCTGGAAAGAACGTAACCGTTATAGGCAACATTACCATCCTTGGGATAGTAGTAGGTGAAATCGAAAGCCACGTCATTGCTCAACTTCTTTACTTTGGCAAGCAAATAGGTTTGATCTGAGCTTTTCACGGTGACTGTGCAGTAAGAACCTTTTACAAGGTCTTCAAACATATAGCCCGGTGCGGGCTTGTCCGGAATGAGCGGATCCACGTCCACCACTGGTTGGGGCGTAGGCGATGCATTGGGCGCAGGCGCGGGGGTCGTTGAGTCAGATTTTTTACCGCAGCCAAAGCCGGTCGCAATTGCGAGCCCCACGAGGGCGTAGTTGATGGACGGGTAAATCATGGGCTGTCCTTTCAAAATATCCATTTTCCAGAGGACCTGTAGCAAACGATCAGCCTCTGGATGCGATCCTACAGATGAAGGATTCTAGAGCAACTGTCAACAACAAAACGACCAACTATTGTAAAATAACCATATGATATCATTGGAATAAAAAAACACTGTGACGATTTCTTACATCCATAGCATTTGCGATCTATTTCTTGCGAAAATGACTTCACAAACAGCCTCAAGAAAGATAACGAAATGTCGCTTCCCTCATGATCCTTAAATACCGTAACTATTGATGTTTACAGATTTGGAACATCATATTCGATTATGCAAAAGGGACGTTGCCCGGCTTTCGAGGATCATTTGTGCGAACGGAACTGGGATCGAAAGCACGGCCACTTGATTTCAGTTTGCTCTGACCGAAGTGAATGCAAGGACCTTCCTTGTCTGGCCATGTGATCAAACAATTGCACTGCAGAATCAGCCGTCAAGGACGCTTTCGAGCAATTCAGCATCTTAACCCTTAATCAATTGTTCGAGGTCATCCAGCGCCTCGATGATCCTTGATCGATCGATCGTACCGAATTCTTGATCCTGAAATACACCTCGGTCTCGCGCCAACTTCCTGCTCAGTTCTCCAGGCACAGGGTCGGGCATATTTGCCATTTTTGTCCGGGTGCGCTCGATTACCTGTAAAAAAGTTTGCGCTGTGGGATTGTCAGGCAGACCCATATCTAATTCGACGATCAGATCGTACAATAGCTGATCCACCCATGCACTTTCAAAGGCTGCCATAAGCTGCGGATAGTGTTGCATCTCATCAAGCAGAAACAGGAAAGTGATTTCGGCCAGACCAGTTCTAATTCTATTGGAGCGCTTCTGAAATCGGAAGTGCGTCAGCATAATCATTCCAAGATTTTGAGTTTTTTATTTGTTACGAAATCTTTAAGCAGATCTCTAATGATGCCCTTTTCAGAGTCGTTCAGGCCATAGAGGTCAACCAGCACCAAGTCCGCCAGTCCTGACTCAAGATCATCTCTAGCACGATTGCCGATACCAGCGACAGCGTTCTTCCGAGCGAAAGGTTTCATGTCGGGAACAAGCCCAATGTTGGACAAAAGAGGCCCCTTGAGGCTCACTTTTTCCAATGTTCCTTCAATTTCAAAGTCCCAATTCTTAGCGGAGCTGTTTAACAGGCTTTTCCCACTGACAGCTTCATAACGGGCTGCGGCCATGCCTTCTTGCAGTCGAAGATAGCCCGATGCATTAACGTCATCCGATAGGGCCAGAGCGCGGAGCAAAAATTTGTCTTCTTCGACTACGATATTACCGACCTTCCTCACATCTGGAAGGATATTAGTGTGGGCTGCTTTAATAAAGCCGGCCACTTCCGCCAGGGACTTTTTACCAAAACCGTCTTTCCTTGCAAGTTCGATAAAATAGGTCAAGTGCTTCAATTTGAAATTCGGGATTCTGCGCAGCTGCTCCACGAATTCCATCATTTCATCGGCATTCTTAAAACCTAATTCGCCAATTCTTTCTACCGCATTCCGTAGAGCCTGCTCCACATTACAGGTGCCGGCATAAGCTTCAGGAATATAGAAAGGATTAACAATGCGATTGATGCGATCTAGCATGGATGGCTGTACAGCAGCTGTTTTCAAAGCACACTCGCCAAGGGCCTCAAGCACGCGCTTTGCATTCTTTGGATCGGTCACTCCCAGGCGTTCGGCTTGCCGACTAACTCGGGTCATGCCGTCAGCGATCTCTTTGATATCACTCCCAGCATCGGCGGCCTTTGACATGCCCCGCCACATAACACCGCTCCCGACGACTAGGCCCAGTCCGCTCAGAGTACGATCGCTCCAATCCAATTTTTCACCGCAGAGGTCGTAACCGACCACCACTTCGTAAAAATCCGAAGCATCCCCTGCAGCAATGGACAAACCTGTGCAACCTGCCGAACCTACAATTCCACGAATCAAGCCGGGCATCCCGTTGCTAATTCGATCAAGACCTTCCAACTCCTTTTTCTTCTGCTCTTCCGCTAAAAGTGCTGCAGCTTTCCAGAATTCAATGATAGTCCAGCACCATGCACGCAATGCGACCATCAACTGTTGCTGATTCTGGTTCAATGAAGTCGTTGGCAGTTTTGCAAGTTCCTTGCGAGCAAGAAAGACTGGGTTGTCTTTGTCGGCTATGCCACGATCTTTAAAGAACTGATAAGCATCTTCACTTAAGAGCCTTTGCAAGTCAGCATCTATCAAGCTGTTAACAGGGAATCCATATTCGTTCAGCTGCGTACTGGGATCTGAACTCCCGACGCGACCTTGAACTCGAACTGAAAACACCGTTTCCGAGGTCTCCGTCCAGGCGAACTTATAGGCGGCTACACGCTCTCCGTCTTCAGGGCATCGACCGCTGTAGTCGCCGCCCATGGCAAGGCTTGCGTAATCCCACTGATACGACCAATCTTTAGCATCTACTGTCTTGTTCTTGGGGATGCACAGATATTTACCAATTTTGCTTAGCCCTGCTACGCCTTCAAATGGCTTATTCTTGAAGCGAATAGCGAAGTCAGCAAAGTAACCGATTTGCTCAACGGAATTGGCGTCCTTATAGAGAAAGGTGCTGAGATTCTTGCAAGTGCCAGGAGCGACATCTTCCCAACCACGGGTGATCATAGTCTGTTGGTTTAGATCATCCGCACCAGCAATGTAGATAGTTTCCATCGAATCATTGCAGAGAGTCGTATTCATCTGCGAGGGGCTGGTCCCATAGATGTTCTTGACCTTCGATTTCTGGGTCAAACCACCACAGGCAGCTAAACCGAAGAGCAAAATCACACTGCCTATGTTCTTAAGCTTAAACACGCGTTTATCCTTTCACACTATTTTTGGATCTTAGGGGCAGTATCTAGCAAAGTGATCGCTTCGCGTCCCGAGTCACCGCCACGAGTTGAGATTTGCGTGACCACTTGAGTGATCAAAGGCTCCTGTGCACGATAAACCCAGAGAGTGCGCATTAAACGGATCTGAAGCGAATCATTTGATTTCGAGCGGAGTAAGTCTTGCACCAGTGATAGAACAATTGATGGCTCCAGCGTCTGTGATTGCATGCTTGCTAATGCAGCGAGCTTGACCTCATCATGGGGATCATTGATATAAGTATCTATCAGCAGGGCTTGGGCTAAAGGATACTGAGTTTTCCGAAGAGCTTCCGCTGCGGCCTTGCGTGTCAGATAGCTCTCGCTCTTATTAAGACCCTGACGAATGACCGGAAAAGCTGCTTTTGAACCAGAATTTCCGATGGCATTGAGAAGTCGTACCTTGTCATCGACGTCCGCCGCCGCCGACCATCGTTGCAGCAGGTCGCGCATTATTGTGACGCCGAAATCATCGTGCTGCTTATCTAGTTGCCCCGACAGAGATCCTGCTGCGAGCAAAGCTCCTTCCGAAACAAAACCATCGTTTTTGTTGGCGATAGCCAGAATTTCCTGCACCAACTCATGTGTAGGCTCCTTCAAATCATGTATATAGCTGATAAGACGGAAGAGACGTTTAGGATCGTCATTGAATCCATTCCGCAGTAACTCGGTGAACGCGTCTTGTACCTCCGGAGTGCCTGCTCGCACCAGGGCTCCCAGGCTATAAACGAAACCTGGACTGTTGAAATCTGCTGTCTCCACGATATTTAGAACCTCGGGGATAACCTTTGGATGCAGCCGAATGTGGGCAACCAGCTGGGATAGAATCTTTCCGACTCTGTTTTCCGAACTGCCAAAGTTCTCTTCCTGCACCTTCGCCAGAAGGTCGACCAATCGACTTTCCTCGACTAGGCGTTCAAGCTTTTCCTGATCATCCTCGGCTCCGCCGATCAACTGCTTAAGTGCGTCAGACCTTGCTTTGGCATCCAGAACTGCGAGTTGATCAGCCGTCAACTTCATCGTGCCTGTGCGCTCCAAAGACCAATTGCTATGCGCCTTCGAGAACGTCTGATTTTGTGCCTTGAAAGTCAGAATCTGATTGCCATCAATTTTCTTCGCGCCATCATCATCCAAAGCTAGGTCTACTTCATATGTTGATTCCAGCATAAACGGCGAGTTGTCCTTGCTCTCATAGCTTTGGTTTGTCTTCTTCAGGACCGAATTAGCTGCTTCATAGACAAGCTTAACCTGATAAGTTCCATTTTCATCATTTTCCGTGACGGTGAAAGTCTTGGAGTCGAAAACATATGGCTGCTGCAACCGATAGAGTATGGTGGCTAATGCCTGCGAGTCGGCATCCTTGCCCGAATCGGTTTGTAAGCTTATAAGGCGACCGTTTGCATCAAAACTTACAATGAAAGGGGACTTACCTGCCTTGGCAATGCGCTGACAGAGAATCTCGTTATCTACTCCGTTCACTTGTACTTTTGCAGTCAGATTTTCAAATTCGTACAAAACTTTCACACCATCCTGGTTTTGATCCAAAATGCTTTGCACAAGTAGACCCTGCAACTCGGTATTGTAGACCTGTCTGCTGGAGGATGAGGATGCAGGTACAGCGAAGATAGCGTCAAAGCTGTTGTCGCCATCCGTCGTGAAGGAAAAATTCCAGCGATAGGCTTGGCCAACCTTGGGTTTGCCCAATCGTATTAGTTTTCCATCACTTGTATGTCCATGATATTTCCGAGGGATCAAAGCCAGCAGAGCCAGAACAAAAAGAGCAGCTAAAATCAAAATTTGCTTCTTCATTGGCTATCCTCCAGTTCATTCTTAAGGATTTTTACCGAACGAAGCAACCCAATCGAAGTAAGCAGCTGTCGCAACGTTATTCGTGTCAATCATCTGGTTGCCAGCCGTGACCTTGTCCTGCGTATTAGTGCTAATATCATTCACTGCTTCCCTGAAATTCGATTTTATGCCTTCCATTAAATCGATATTCTTCACATCATCGTTCGTCGGTGCTCCTGAGATAGTCTCACCATGAGGGGTGATGCGGCGAGTCACATTGAAGATCGTACCTCGACGACTGTAGCCTTGCCAGTCAATGATGGTGTGTTCCCAGCGTTTCAGTTCCCACGGAGGAAGCTTGGCAGCGGGAACATAAGCTTCAGCGAAACCCGCTGCTCGCCCATTAAGAGCCATCAAGTGATAGTTTGAAACCATAGTTAGATCCACAGCTGGTTCAAAAGTCTTTGTGTCGAGACTCAGGTTAGCTCCAACGTCTACATCGATGCCAGTATCGATTACGACCACAGAAGCTTCAAAGCCAGCGCGAGCTACTTCAATATCCGCAGCCCCGCTGCCATAGACTTCAGCATAGACCGCCGGCCCTGCGTTTAAAGATCCCGAAAAAGTCACAGCTGGAGGGATCTGCACGGTCCCACTCGCGCCTTTATCCAGCTTAGTTCCTGAAAACTTGCTGGCAATTTTGGTATCAAAGCCGACACTCCCCGCATAGCCGATCGTTGCCGAACAGGGAATTGGTCCAATAGCGAAACGAAATTTGTGCTCATCACCTGCTAGAAAGTGACTAAGCGGTTTTCCTGTACTGGGTGTAGGGCGCTTGGGAAGCAAATCACCCAGCCCCACTTCCGCTTTCGCTTTATCCACCAAATCCTTGAAATTGAAAGTTTCTTTGGAAAGGTCGTAGACTTTGACCCATCGTTTCAAGCCGACGACTTGGAGTTGGAACTCCAGGTAGTTTCCGGGTGGTCTGGACTTGGTATCCTTCGGGACTTCATAGCCTTCGAGGTTGGCGCCCAGGCTAGCGAGATCATACCCTTGGCCGAGTAAATTGCCCTTAACGATTGCTTCACCGATTACCTGATAAGCGTTGCTATCGACGCCCAGACGCGCGGAGATGTTGGCTTCTGCGCCGATATTTGTGTTTCCTGCTTTGAAACTCCAATCACGCGTCCACGGTACATAGAGGTTGTTATTTACGCGGTTGACCATGTAGCCTTCAATAGGCTCGATGACAATCTCGCTAGGAAGTAGGTTTTTCTTGGCTTTCTCATAGAGTTCGTCTACCGCTCGCTGAGCCTGATCTCGTAATTCCTGTTCGATTTCCTTACGGATGAGTTCAGGGTCGCGGATATATTTCATGTAGGTGCTGTCGAACTGCCTGATGAGAACGTCGTACTTTTTCACCGCAGCTGCCAGTTCCGGATTGTCTGTCAGTGCTGCAATAATCTGGACAGGATCGCCGCTGCGAAGAGTATAACCTAGTCTATTGAGTTCCTGTTCTATTCTATTCAATTCAGAGAAATACTGCTGCGCTGTCTGAGCTTTGCCGTTGGGTAAACGGATAATGGTTTGTGGCACAATCGGAGCGCCAGATTCGGGATGTCTAAAAGGAAAAGGTTTAAATTCAATCGGCGTCTTGGATGGGTGGACGTTATCGTCTGGCCCGATTTCGTCGACTGCTTGAGCTTTAACACTCAGGGCATTGACCAGGAAGCCTACTGCTAAAAACATAGTGCATTTGTTGGTTTTCATAGAGCCCCTTGAAATGGCGCACCCTGAAGGCCAAGAGCATTGGCGTCCATGACTTGACCTTTGAGAATGGCCCACCATAGTTTTTCCAGATTGGCTTTTTGCCTATCATCCATCGCGTTGATCTGAGATTCGCTGATCTTTGTGGCCCAAGCATAGGCGCGACAGTTCACCTTATTCGATGTGTTGACCATTCCAGGTTTGCATTTTTTCCCGGCTAGGTCCTTTTTGTAATTCACGCTATCCGAAGCTTGGTTTGTTGAGTTCCAACGCATCAAGCGATCGTCAACGCGAGTGAAGAAATCTGTGCATGTGGCTTCGGTATCTGCCACAAGGCTGTCCCGAAAGTATGGATCGAGGTCTTTGCTGGCCAGCAAGGCTAAACGCGTCGCTTTGCAGGCAGTATCAACTTCCGCGCGGAGGCGCGTGACTTCCAGAATATTCTTGTAAGTTAGATGTGAACCCATGGCGATCATCAGTTTCTGAAGTTTGGATCCGTAGGGACGATACCATTTTTCGGCAAAAAAGAGGTTCAGGACCATTCGGCGCGCTTCCTGGATCTTTTCGATGCCGTCGTTGAGATAAATTCCGCTTACAAACTGTGTAAAAGCCACTTCCAGATCCTGAAAAGTGCTAGTGATGGACTGCAGGTTGTCATAGAGGGTTGCATCCATCGTAACGAGCAAATTCCCAAACGTATCAACTGCGCCGCCCAAAGCTTGATAGTTCTGCGTGAAATCATCGCCGGGAACGATTGGAATATGCCTGGAACGCACAGAACCGCGCAGAAGGTCAGCTGCATTGATGAGATCCTGGCTGAGTTCTGACCCATCAAGGCGTATCTTGTGGAAGGCTTCCACTTGATCGAAGAACTTCAGCGACACTTCACGTTGGATATCCCGAATGGGAAGTTTCCTGTTGTTTTGAACGTAGATTTGGATAGCACTCCATTTCACAGTCCAGTCCTTCAAACGCTGATTTATGTCGTCGTAACGATCCTTGAGGCCATTCCTGCTAGCGAACAGATCATTCTTCACATAGAAGAAATTTTTCTTCAGAGAGGTAACTGAATCAAGGAACTGCGTGTTCTCGTTGGTCTTAAATCCTTCCATTGGATTGCTTTGGGCAAAGCTTGCCACTGGGCAGCCGAAGGCGAGTGCGCTCAGTAACAAAAGCAAAAACTTCGTCTTCATATCGAGACCTCACTCTGCAGCAGGAACACAGACTCTGACGCCAATTGTCGCCTTGAGCTGGTCATGTTTTGTTTGCAGATCTTCATGTTTTCCATAAGTTGACGCGATTCGGTCGTCTTGAATCTTGCGACCATTTTCCAGCACTTCGCTTACAAGGCAGACCAGTTTCATTTCATTCTTTTGGAGTTCGAGCAGGGTAGATTCTCCAAGGAGAACGCTTTCCAGATTGTCTGCACTCTCGGTATTGCCGCTCGCCCGTAGCTGAGCAATATAATTTTTAAGTCGTCCTGCCCAAGTTTCCGGATCAGAAGAGATTCTCTTGCTCCAGGATTGATAACTGGCATTATCAACTAACGCTTTGCGAGCTGTTTTCAAAGTTTCAATCACGTTGCTGGTCGTTGTATCGAACTCCCGCTTTGCCTCGTCGCTAAGCTGCGAAGACCAGATCATTTTTAGTTTGCAAGCTGAACCGAGGTTCTCCCCACTGGTCCAGTCAGGATCTATATCCTGGACTGAGAGTTCATAGCCTTTGATACGCTGTGTATCCCGACGCTTGTACCAAAGTTCAAAAACCACACGTTCCTTAGCTGTCACGTAGAGAGTGGAAAGTCTTTCCGTCGAACCGCAACTGGTGAAATCGTAAGTTACCACAAATTCTTGATGATACTTGGAAAGACTGTCTGGGACGTTGAGGGTATTTAAAGCGCAATTGGTCCCACCAGGACCTGGGCATTTGAAATCAATTTCGGTTTCATGCTGGATTGTGTCCGCTATGCATTTGTCCGCCCGAAATCCAGGAACCGTAAATATGATATATGCAATTATCAAACTCTTAACAGAAAAGACCATACTGAACCTCGTCGATCGAGTTTTTAGTAGTTAAGGCTTTTTGGGTGGATTTCTCGCATCTTTCACCTTTGATAGGACACGTTTAATAGCATCCTTTTCGCTCTCATTTGCTTTACTCAGCGCCCAGGATAGCTTAATTTCCCAAGTTTCAAGTGGAATCAGCTCAGCATTGAGATTGGTCCGAGCATCATCGAATGGTTTGAATATTTCCGTTTTGCTTGCATCGTCCAACATTTTGATAATCTGTTTGCCTACTACAACTTCAGCGTCGTCGCCGAACTCTGTCAGGCGGTCAGCCTCTTCCCTCAACCAGCTTTCTGTCGTTTTATCGCCTATGTAGGTATCGTAGTAGTAGGTAAGCAGCTGCTCTTTCTCCAGGAAAATCCGCTGGAGACTGACTCTATCTGCAAGACCGCCTGATGTGCTCAGCCACTGATTGGTGGTACTGACACCAAGTGAATCAGTGCACGAGATCTTGATATCGCAAAAGCTGCCTGCTTGGTACCCAAGAGTCCAATCTGGATCTTTGTCGAAAATTCGGATCGGACCAGCGCCTATCAGGTTGATCGTCTGCGAAATCCCTAGTTTGATGACTGTAGCTGCCTTTTCAGACGCTCCAAGTTCCAACCCGTTTGCGGCGAGGTACAAATCAGATTCAGATCCGTCCTTCGGAAAGCCTGTACAGGAAGTGCTATCTACCGTCACCTGGATTTCGGCCAGATAGGGCTCACCGTTCCAACTGAAAGGTTGATTGGTGATATCTTTTTTCAAGAGACGGCAGTCCGTGCCCCATGGGCAACTGAAATACTTGGATTGAACCGTCGTCGGACACTCAACCGTCGCGGCCTGGGCCGAGATGCCTGCAAAGGCAATGAAACTCGCTAATGCTTTCATAGGCTTCCTTTTCAGCTGTCGAAAGGGTTTATTTATTCTCAGCATGAGGGATAATGATTCTCGCCAATTTAATATTGAAAGCGCTGCCGCTGGCTGCTACATCGCGCGAAACGCCGCCATCGTCTTCCGTACAGTAACCAACTGCGACGCGAGGCACGACCATGCCGATTTCAATCGACAGATCGGTGATGCCGCCGTCATCGTATATGGCCTCCAGCTTTATGCGGCCGGGGCGCTCGGTCGCTGGATACCGGGGCTGGGTGCGATGGGAGACAGGAATAGCAGGTGTGTATAGAATTTTCTCAATACCATTTTGCTTGTAGCGCGTCCGGACAACGAACGATGCATTGTGATTCTGCGGATCCCAGCGATGATCGCTGCAGCTAATAATATACTGGGGGGGGTTATCATCTTCATCAGGATACACAGGCATAATGCTGGCATTGAATTCCAGGACTGGTACGACCATCACGGACGATCCGCGAAGGTTCACAGGTCTATGCAGGGGCGTCCAGACGGCCTTAGTTCCGTAATCGATAATGAATTCAGAGTCCACTGCGCGTCCGAAAGCTGCGATAGGCGCACCCTTTCCATCGAATCCGATACGGTTTGCTGGGTCGGTGTTGTTAGGCAGAAAGACTAGCTCATCGAAGCTAAGGAGTTCGGATTTTTGACTCGTCACGCCGCAGCCGGCGGACAGCAAATACAGGCAAACGACAATTATTCTCGATTTGTTCATCACAAAATCCTCGGAGCGGTTGATAAAAACATGGAGATGGGAGAGCCAATCATTACAGAACCTGGCTCCCCCGCTATGAAGATTTCTTTGCAAACTCAAGCTGTGGGAGTAGCTTACAATCTGCTGAAACGGTCTTCTTTTTATTCGCCAATTTTCGATCTTGCGCTGAATGTAAGTTCAGCACTGACCCCAGCTTCTGCTGATTACCTTAACCCCAGGCAGCTGAGGATCGGTTGGTCGACAGAGAACTAAGAATTCTGACGAGGTCTGAGGCAATGCCAGTTGGAGAGATACCGCGAAACCATAGGAATGCGGCGGTGAGAAAAAAGGAAGGGGACTGGGATAAGCAAAAGAGGATTTCTGGTTGGCTGGCATCGTATCTCTCCCATCATTTTGAGTCCGATGAACGTACAGGCGAAGTTCTCCACGCCGGTTAAGGACGAGATAAGAGAAGTGGCAAACTTAGGCCAGCTATTTTCCGTGTCAGCATGAAAGCTCTTTAAAAGATGAAAAACTGCAAGTCGTGGAGCAGACACGGAAACAGTGAAAATCAATAAATTCAGCCAGCGTCATTTTGTATTTGAAAAATTTGTTTATTTATATTTTATTTCACTTTGAAAGCGAAAAACCGCTCGGAACAAGAATCTCGTCATTTTGATATACCTTTTTCGATTATTTTACGGAGAAAATTACCCAGGACGGTGAAAGCGTGTGGACAGCCGCATGCACGGTGTATAAGACCGTCTCCATATATTACGTGGGAGAATCGGCTAAATGACGCAGAAGCTGATTGAATATTTACGCGACGAGATAAAAGCTTGCACTGACGCCAGGAACGAGAGCTTGCGATGGTTCGTCCAGCAAGTCGGCCTTGACTACTCAATCGTCTATAGAATCACGAACGGCGAACAGAAGCACCGAGTTAGCTTCTATCATGCGTACAAACTACTAAAGTATCTCAAGCCTGACTCCTTTGTTAACGTCCTGGGCGATTATTTCCCAGATGACGTGCGCGAGTTCTTTCCCAACGGCCAAGCTTCAGAGTCTCTCGATTCAGCCGAAGTCGACCGCGAAAAAATCTTTCGAGTAGTTTTTCAAGATCGCAACTTGTATGAAGTCGGCCTCGCGGTTGAATGCGCGAATTGGACTTTGCAAGAAATTGTTCAGGAATTCGGTGCTCGTGGTACAGAGGCTGTCGAAGCCCTGCAGGAACTTAAAGTGCTAAAGATAGGTCAAAATGGGCGGATAGATGTCTTGCTCCGAGGGCTCATCGTGGCCGATGACTCGCTCATCAAGCAACAAGTTCACGCGAACACGGAAGTAATCCATTTAAAAAGACCTGGCACTAACGTATTCTCGAACACAGCCGGGCTGAATCCCAAGGGAGTGGCCGCAGTCCATAACGAGACTCTGCAGCACAAGCGGAGGTTGTCGCAAATCCTGGCCAATGAAGAATACAAGGGCGGCATACCATTCGTTATTTCATCTGTTATCGGCCCTCTTACCGAATCAAAAGAAAGGAAGTGAGCACATGAAAACTTTTTTTGTTTTCGCTTCAAGCATATACGCAGCTTCCGCGTTTGCGGGATGGGGAACCGGCGGCGGCACTCCACCAGCACGCGAACAACTCCTTGAACAACTAATGGTCGCCGACCGAGGTCAAGGCGCATTATTCGACAACGGCCTAGGCGATATCGGCCTCTTGACCAACCGGGAACTTCAGCCGCAAATGACTCTCACCAGGAGTCAGTTGCTTAAGGCCGACATCAAGGTTCCAGAGACTGACTTCGAGATGCTCCGTGATCGTAAGCTTCCGCTTGATTCGGTCGGGACGCTCGGCGAGAACAAATCATACACGATAACGGCAGGCAATGAGATCGATAGCCTCACGCTGATCGACCGCAGAGCTGCGGCAAGAGCGGCTGTGGCACAGTAAGTTTTTATTAAATTAAATCAAAAGCGCGGGTTATGGCTCGCGCTTTTTTATTTTGCCTTGGTTCCAGAAATTTTGAGCAAGCCACTGGTGGCTGATTCTGATAGCTTGCGGACGCCCCGGATGCCGAACACCTTCACGGTAAAGGAATGCGCCATGCGCTTGACCACTCTCCTTCTCTCCATTATAGCCCTTACATTCATCACCGCCTGCGGTGGCGGCAAAGGAGGCATGCGTGCAGATGAACTCGATCCGGATACAGCAGCCGAAGTTCGTCGGGTGAACCTTGAAAGCTTCGCAGGCGACTGGCTCCTGAACCTCTCGAAGGGTTCCATATATCTCAGCATCGATGCGGATGGATACTACTGGACTCAGCTTGATGGAACCGAGACGGCACTCGGTGCTGATTTCGGCAGAATCGAGCATAGACTGCCAGGGAAAATGATTCTCTATTCGGATAGGTCCGAATGCGAAACCAGCAAAATGGGATCATGGCTTTGGATGGACCAGGCAGGCAGCACCGTGAGAATTCGCGGCAGCGAGGACAAAAGCCTGGCCGCAAATCTCGTTGCTGTTGAAAAGCGCGATCGAGTACGCAGTCTTCCATGCGGGAAGCTGGACAGCAAAAACTAAGCAGAAAACCATGGAGAAATCTGCAGTGAAAGCCCTTTACCTTCTGCCACTCGCTCTCTTCGCTCTGACAAATGCTTGCGTGATTGTGAATCCAAAAGACATCGATACGTCCTTGGACCCTGGATTCAAACAGGAGAATAGTACAGCAAGTATCGAGGTTTCAAGACCTGACAAGTTCAACGGCATGAAGGCCGTTTATATCGTAACGGAGAACGATGCGATAGTTGGCACGCTGGCAAACGCGGGAACTCTCACCTGGAAAAGCAGCGAGGGCAAAAAAGTGCTCAAGCTGGAATGGGTCCAGCCCATCAACTGCAGAGTTTTTCCAGGCCGTGACGACAAATGCTTCGAGGATAAGAAGAACCAATACGTCCGAACTGATCTTGGCAATACCCACACCATAACTTTTGACATTAAAGAAGGTCAAACTTGCAAAGTGAAGTTCGAGCCCCAAATGTTTGGAGAGGGTTCGCTGACATATAGCATCAGCAACCCTTGACCCAACTTTAGATATCAGTCCCCTTCAGGCTGCGGAACATATCGCTGACTTGCGCTGACAAAAATGTTCGGTATGCTTTCCTCTTTTTCCATAGGCCTGTTGTGACAATAAGGGCAGCTGCCCTTTGCCATCCAGACCTCCATGGAGAGCCTGCCACAGTCCGGGCAGGTCGCCGCCAATTCCATGGATTCAAGCAACGCGAGCACTTTTTCTTCATGATTCATAAACAACTCCTGAAATTGAAATCAGGAGCAGAAAGTGCCACGGCTTGAACACTGAAGTCTCAGGACATCTTCTGATCAGAAGGGACATCGAAACCCATCAGGCTGCGGAACGCTTCGCGGACTTGCGCTGGCACAACGCCATTGCCCAGGGCTTTGATTCGGTCCACCCGATTGGGACACCCATAAGCCATTCGACCCACAGCGGGTTCAGCGGACCACCAGTGAGCCCACTGAGCGGAACGGTCTTTCGGTTTCCGCCCGGGTACTTCCAATCCCGCGCGAGCGGCGTCGGCCAGAGGCGGACTGCGGTCGCCAGTCCGATCAGCTGCGATCCGCCCTGCTTTTTGTTCTGATAATTCCCGTGAACGGTCGGCGTCGGCCAGAGGTTGTGCCGAGCCATGTGATGCAATGATGGACGAACTCGGCTGCTGCCTGGCGAGCGGTTGGTTCCAGCGTTTGATGCGGTCGGGGTGGGCAGCAAGCAGGAACCAGCGGTTTCGGACGTGCGGGGCTCCGACAGCATGAGCGGAAAGAGTTCGCCACCGACAGTCATACCCGAGGCGGGAAAATTCCCCGACAACCCGGTCCAGACCGCGAGTCCGGATCGCGGGCACGTTTTCGAGGAATACGAATGTGGGCTCGATTTCCTCGGCCAGCCGCACGACTTCAAAGAAAAGCCCCGAGCGCTTGCCGTCCAGACCGCGGCCAGTTCCTGCAAGAGAGATGTCCTGGCAAGGGAAGCCGCCGTAGACGATGTCGATCGCTCCACGCCATCCGCGGCCGCTGAGTGTTCGGATGTCGTCCCAGATCGGTGCCCGGGCCAGCTGTCCATCGGCCATGCGCGAGAGCAGGATGGACTGGGGGAAACGTTCGATTTCGCAGTAAAGGGCGGGACGGACCCACTCGGCGAGTCCGAGTGAGATGCCGCCATAGCCCGAAAAAAGATCAAAGCCAACTAGCATTCTCCTGATAATCTCCAAAATTTTTAATCTGAAGCTGCAGCGAAGCTGCCGCGAAAGTGAGCGTCGACAGCCCGCTCCACCTTTTCCGCGAAGTTCCAGGTGGGGCGCGTATCCTTCCGGTCTTTGAGGAGGTAAAGAACCTTGAAGTATTTTCCGCCACCAACGCGCTGGAAAATTCCATTGAGAGGATAAGGCTTATAGCTGGAGTTTTTTGAGAAGTCGAAACGGAAGACATCAGGCCGGCCGCGCAGAGCGTTGGGGAGCATGCTGCGTGGGATCGGCGAACCCTTGGTGGGTCTTGCTGCCGAGGGGATCGCTACATGGCCCTGCGGCTCATAGTGCTGCCCTTCCTCCTGCTTTCGCATATAGGGATCGATGTCGTAGACTTCGGCCTGCAGATCATTCGAGTTCGCACGATCCCAACGCACACCTTTTTGAATCCAGCTGTTTCTGAGAGTAAATTTCAGCGGCATCTCTGCCCGGATCTCTTCCACCGCGAGCGCGGCCGTCCGATTCAAGGCATCTGCAGCGCGGCGGGCTTCGCTCCTGAAATTCTCCGCGACCCATCCATCACTATCATCCGCCACCGAAATGGTCAGCATGCAGCCCCCATCAGCTCATCAGCGAAGGCCTGGACCAACTGCGTGCGCTCCTCACCATCAGCCGTGACCGCATCAGCAATGCAGCGCATCGTGAAGATGCGAGGCACACGGCGTCCCGACTCAATGTCCTGGATATAGCCACGGGAATAACCCGAGAGGCGTTCAAGATCGCGCAGAGATAGACGGTGCTTTAGACGGATGGACTTCAGAAGCTGGCCTGGATTGGCCATGGACACCTCAAAAGAGGGGCTGGACTTTGGATAGGAGCAGCATGATCAGCCCCAGAAAAGCCATGATCAGGATCACGGCCGTAATCATGCCGCTCGGTGAGACGAGCGAACGCTTCCTCCGGCGAAAGGCAAGGGGAGCGGGTTTGGTACCCTGGATCACGTTGGCAAGCAGCCGATTTTTCAATTCAGAGTTCATTCTGACCTCATGATGCCAATGCGATCTCAATTATACGCCGATCCCAGCCAAAGCCAAATGTTTCATACGTTTCAAGCCCACGATAATAACTCAAACGCTCGGTGAGAAAGACCGCGAGCAGACTGCGCGGCGGAACACGTCCGGCAGCGGCGGCCGTCTTCGGGCCGAGGACGCCATCGACCTTGAGGTCCATGCCCAGCCGAACGAGAGCCTTTTGAAAGACCCGTGCGGCATTGCTGACGCCAAGGTTGACTGCAGCATCGAAGAACGGGAGCGCCAGCTCGGGAGCGAAACGATCCAGGCCAAGCGGCTCCCAGTAGTCCTTCCGGTAGATGCCTATGGCCGCTTTCTTGGTGAGGTTCCGGATTCCGGCCGCCCCGAGCTCTGGATGCGCTTTGAGGGAAATTCCGTATTTGGTCAGCCCGCCCGGGTCTTTCGGGTGGGAGACGATTCGTGCCCCACCCTCCAGCTTCAGGACCAGCTCAACTGCTGCCTGAAAATCCATTAGGCCGCGCGCTCCTGATCCGATACAACCTCGCGGGCTGCTGTCAGCGCAAAAATGGCCAGATCAACTCCGTCGAGCGCGGTGATCCCGGAAAGCTCCTTTGGGATCTCGCCAACTCCGGAGATCGCATCGACGAGGCGCGACTGGAACTCGCGCGACGCGGCAAGCTTGATCAGGTCAGTGGTCTGAAGACCATCGCCGGCCAGCTCCTTACGAACAAACTTTGCGATGGCGACGACGAGCAGGAGCACGTCGGCGAACTCTTTTTCTTTTACTACGGACATTCAAAACTCCAATTGGCATAAACAGGATCGCCCGACAATCAGGCGACCACTTCAGCATCTATAGGCTCCGGCAGAGCCTCAAGGTTCAGTGTCTCACTGCGTGTCTTCTCCTCTTTTTGAGCCGCATGGCGGCGGCGGATCTCACGATTGATGCAGAGGACATCAGCGCGGATGCGCTTTAAAAGCTCATTGGCCGAACCTGCGAGCGCCCGTTTACTGGCGCCCACTTCCTCCTCGGCGACAAGGCGAAGCGAGAGCTGCTCGTGAAGCGTCTCCGTCGCCATGCCATCGAGCTGATCAGAAGTCAGGTTCGAGTAGGCTTTGGCCTCTTCAGCAATCTGGTCAAACGTCAATCTCATGTCTTATCCTTTAGTTTTTCAATTTCGGTTTCGAGATCTTCCACGCGCGAGGTCAGCTTTTGAACGGCATCGCGGCAGGTCGCCTCGAAAATGACTTCAAGCTTGAGCAGGCGTGTCGACAGATTGTTGAAGCTGTCCTTAAGAGAGCGGACGGAGCTTAAAAGCAGCAGCGTGAGCGGGATGCCGCCTGATGCGCCGACGGCGAGCGACTGCAGCGTCTCCGGATTCAGATCCATGGTTTCTCCAGTTTTTTTGATGAAGCCAATGGCTTCTCAGGCAGGTTTGCTCGATTTCCTCGGCAGTGATCTCGATCCAGCCAGGCTTTCCTTTCGGCGCGAAAAGCTTCTGACACCTGACATCGACGATGCGGGAATCGTTGGTCCAGAGAATGCCTTCCAGCGCATCGCCAATCAGCTTTTGAATGTTGTCAGCGTCGGGCTTGGTATCTGCATATATTTCCGAGCGCTTTGATTTTGGCCTTGTGCGAAATGCGCGGATGCGGACACGAAGGGGACCATCAAAAGGGCTTCCGAAATAGAGGCTCTGGACAAAAGCGGCGATGGACTTCATCAGGCGCCGGGTATCGGGATGCTTGAACACTTGGCCGTTGAGGTTGCGCCGGGCCTCTTTCTTTCCTTCCGGCTCGATCGGTATGCTAAACTTGATGGACTTGTCTCCCTCATGGGATTTGGGGTGTCCGGCCGCGAAGCACCGGTCGGGCACCATCAGAATGGAATTTCCCCATTGTCAGCGCTTCCAAACTCACCCTGGACATTCAGAGGTTTCCCAGCACGCGGCCGCGCATCGGTGGGTGGGCTTTCCTCACGCTGCCAGTCGATAAGCTTCACCTTCTCAGCGACGATATCCGTCTGGTAGCGTTTCACTCCGCTCTGGTCCTCCCAGGAGCGCGTTTCCAGATGACCGCGAACGAAAAGAAGGGAGCCTTTTTTCCCATATTTGGCGATGTACTCAGCCTGCTTTTTCCAGACCATGACCTGGTGCCATTCGGTTTTTTCCTGACGCTGGCCCTCGTCATCCGTCCAGCCTTCGCTCGTTGCAAGGCCAAGGCGCGTAAAGGCGTGACCGCCCTGCGTATGCTTAAGCTCCGGATCGCGGCCGAGGCGGCCGACGAGAATGACAGAGTTTATGCTGCTCATGGGTCCACCAGTTTCCAGTCGCAGCTCGACAGCGGATAGTCGTGGAGTTCGCTGATCATTCCCTCCTGAACGAGCGCAAGCACCGTAACCGAAGGGTCGACCGCGAGCTTTTTCCGTAGCGTTTCGCTTAGAGAGCGGCCGCATTTCAGACGCTCGATCTCAAAGCCCTTGGCCATACAAAGAAAGCTGCTATCGGGCCAGCTGCGGCGGCGCAAACGCTTGCCGGACTTCAGCTGCTCATAGGCCCATTGAAAGCTGTGGGCATCCTCGGCATAACCCCAATCGGCCGCGATCTCGCCTTCATCGAGCAGGGCACTGCCGCAGAAGATCGAAGCCTCCCCGCCCTTGACGAGAATCAGCCGCTTTTTGCCTGGGAAGATTGCTGTGGCACGGAGAAGCGAGGGAGTCAGGTGAAGACGGCCGCGCGAGCTGTCCGGGATACCCTGGTGCATGATCAGATACTGACCTTCGGGCCAGCCCTTGCGCTTTATGCGGGCGCCGGACTCGGCGGCAGTCAGTGCCCAGTTCAGTGAGCGATTGAATACCTTATCGTCATCAGCAAGAAAGCCAAGGATACGGGAGAGGTGGCCGTGAACAGAAAAAGGGTCACGGTCGGCGGGATGGGGACGCATCATTTATTGAGATCACTCCGGGTGAATAGCGAGCCAAAGAAAAATCCGGCTGCAAAGATGGCGAAGGGGAAAAGGCAGAGAAAAACAAGAAAACTCATGAAAAAGCCTCATCAGGATTGGCGTCATCCATGGGCGGGGCAAGGGCAGCCACAGCCTCATCCAGGCGCGAACGCAGCTCGTTTCGGGGGCACCCGTGGAGCATTTGCGTGATCCCTGGCCACTCCGATTCCGGCACCTTGAGCAGCTGAAGCTGCTTTTGAATCCATTCGTGGATCCGCGGATCGTGAATCGAGATCGGCGCGTTGCTGGTGACCGACTGACGCTCGCTTTCCGGCTTTAAATCCTCGGCACGCGACCAGGCCAAAAGCTCTCTGCCAGTGAACTGGGTTGGCACAAATGGAGCCCGATCGTGGAAGATGCCGGCACGATCCTTTTCGATCGTTGCAAGGTGGCCGCGATCAAGACTGATATTCACGTCGAGTTCATACTCGAAGCCTTCGCGCATCTCGGACTTCATGCCGGCCTTTTCCACCGTCTTTTTCCCGCCGGATTCGTGCAGGATATACTCGACCTTCCTGCGTGTGCAGACGATGACGTGCATCTTGCATTGGTTGACGGCGCGGATGAACTTATTGTGGTGCGGCGTGATCAGCTTCCAGTCGTGGATCGACTTTCCCATCTTCTCTTTGAGTTCAAGACACCACTGCCATTCATGGCTGGCCGAGTCGAGGATGACGACTTCCATGCCGCTCTCCTCAGCGATATGGATCGCATCGACCCAGCGTGCCGGCGAGAAGCGATCGGGATCGCGCTCGTTTTCAAAAAGGTTGATCACCTGGTATGGTCCCAGCGCCCTGTGGCCGGCATACTTGTCGCCAGACCCTTCACTGTCGATGATGCAGACCTTCTGCCAGGCGCTGGCTAGGCCGCGCCCGATCAGGAGCGCGGAGAAGGTTTTTCCATGGCCGCTTGGAGCGGTCAGGCCAGCCTTGACGAAAACCTTTTTTCGTTCGGCCGCCCGCAGTTTCAAACTCAATTCGGTTTACTCCCAGTAGTTGGCTGGCAACTGATCACTGGCGTCAGCATCGACATCTGTGTCGTCGTCCAGGTCCTGATCAGCGATATTTCGGAGGAAGCGCTGGACATCCAGCGCCCGGATTTCTTCGGGGAGTCCCGGCCAGGTCCCTTTTTCTTCGCACCGTTTGAGGAGGGCGAGGTTACGACGGATGAAGCTGCGTCCAAGCCGCAGATCGTCCGCCGTAGCCTCGAAGGCGGAGGTGAGGTGGGGCGAATGGGGTTCAATGGCGAGGAAGATGTATCGGGGGCGGATTCCGGTTATGGTATGTATCCCATCAACGGTAAGGGCCGCAGAAACATAGTAGTGATAGCGCAGGGCGTCGCGGACGAAGCGTTCTTCCGTCACGTCGGACGCCGTCTTGAAATCGATCACAACCGACTGGTCGGCTGAGATCCAATCCGGACGGCACTTGCAGAGGGTGCCCGTGAGCTTATGGAGCCAGTAGTAGGACACCTCAAAACGCCCCGGGCGGGTGAGATATTCGCGGGCAGCTTCGGTTGCGAGCATGGCCGAGCGCATGTTCATGACGATCTGGGCCTCGGCCGGCGTCACACAGAAATGGTTCGGATGCGCCTTCACGAAATCCTTCCATTCCTTGCAGCGCTTGTCAGGAACCTCGGGACTCACGCGACAATCACGCTCAAAGGCACCCTCCATGGCCAGATGAAAAATGCTGCCCGTTGTCAGCGAGCGGGACTTTTTCCCGGAGCCAGGATTATCGAGGTAGTCACGAAAGACCTTCGGTGCGCGATCGAGCTTGCAGAGGCTCGTCTTCGATACGCCGACGCTCTTGTGATACTTCGCAATGTCGAGATCCGGATAAATACCGGGCTGCATCAGCCGACCCTCTGGAGGTGGAAGGAAATGTTTGCGGTGGCGTTGAACACGAACTTCGTACCGAGGTCAGTCTCGACAACGGCTTCGATCTCGTCGCCCGTTTCGATCAGCTCAAGGACTCGCTGCGTATTTAGAAGTTTGAGCGCGGCTCGCGCTGCGGATTCGGCTTCGATGGGTTCATCGACAGCATCAATGTAGGGGATGGTAACGCGGTAGTGATGCATCCATGGTCCATTTTTCCAAGGACGGGGATGCTTTCAGAAGAGAAAATGAAGAAGCGCATCAGTCCTCGGGATAAAAAGCACCCCGGGGAATCTCCCCGGGACGCCAGGTGCTAAGAAAGTCGCCCACGCGGGGCTCCAGCTTTTTGTCGTTTTGTTTGTTCACTGGTTTTATCCTTTATTAGCAACCTTGCGGAGAGGCCTCCCCAACAGACTCAAAGGGGAGGCCAGAAAGCGCCGCCGGCTCAAGTTTCGGCGTCGCCCACATTCGGGAATATACAGTCCCCATTTTTTGGATTCAAAGAAAATCGCTGCACTGAAAGCCGATTTAGTAACTGCCAGTTACTCGAAAGATCAGGCGGCGACGTTCCCGGTTGACATCACCTTGGAAATGAAAATCTGCCAGGAGGGGTAGTGCTCGTTCATGAACTTTAGAACCTTTCCGGCCGGAAGCACAACCCCCAGGCGCAGAGCTTCGTCGATGGTAGGCGTCTTCCCCTTCAGGATGCGCCCAATCTGAGGCTTTGAGACTCCGGTAAGGCGATGGAGCGCTGCGGGAGAGCGCGATGGGTGTCCGCTCATCCACTCTTTAATCAGTTCGGCAAACATGGACATGGTAAGGCCCCCTTGCTGGTGGATTTAAAAAGGAAACTGTTGGCTCAGGTGTCCGGCACAACCTTTGGAATTGCCAGGTATTCCTCGCCATCAAACCTGATGTCGTAAACGTAAAAGTCCTCCTCATCTGCTATGAACGCCGCATCAATAACCCGGTTCCTCGGGCCGCAGCCCTCGCGCTTATCCAGCAGCTCTGCATAGGTGATCGCTGCCTCAACAGGAGAAGACCCACGCACCACTTCCCACTTTGCAAACCCATGCTCACGGCAATCGAGTTCCAGATAGCAGTCATGGAGCCACCCTGGAACCTCCTCCCTGCATACGCGACAAAACATCATGAGAAGGCTCCATTCTTGATAATCGGCAGATCGCCGGGCGGCGGGTATCCCTGAAATGGTTCATCAGAAAGCGGCTTTTCCTTGGGAACATCAAAGTCAGACATTGCGCTATCTCCATTTGAATCGGGCGGATTGTTCCAACTTTTCAGACAAAAATTTGATGCAAATATTGCACAAAAGTCTCAAATTCACGCATTTTCATCAGCCTTTCCTGAGTCTGAATGGGAGCGTTCCAGCGATGCCGGGTTGATGCGAATGAGCTTCTGCGTGCGCACACCGCCAAGCAGAAAGGACTCCGTCTCCTGCACGAGATTCAGCTCGCGCAGGCCCTGGATGGCGCTATCAAGGTCTTTCGCTGTCTTTAGATGCTGAAACCTCTTCGCAAGAATTTCCGAACGCGACATGCCGTCGACTATCCTGCCAGCAATCACCTGAGCCGCGAATGAGCGAACCGAGGGGTCCCAGTAGCCTTGCTTTGGCTCGTAGACCTTGCGCACATGGTAGCCTATGTAGCGGCACCAGTTGGCCGCCATCCGCACGGAATGGATGGAAATCTCCCGGCTGAATTCGCTATTTTCGCCCGTGATTTCACCATTCTCGAAGCAGAAAAGCATGTGAAAGATTATTGAGAGGGAACAGAAAAGGCTTACCTGCTTATCCATGTGACTGCGCAGAGCCGGGCGATCCTTGCTGTCACGCCAGGTGTTGTGGTGATTTTCCATCCACTGGACGACGAAGACTTGCGCCTCGGCATCGAAATGGAGGGCCTTTTGATCGTCCGGAACCTTTAGTTCAAAGAGACGCCGAAACACTTCCTCGAAAATCTTCCAGCCCTCGGGGTGATAGGGCGCGTCGTGCCACTTGTAGGTTCCGATCGGACGATCGTGGGCAATCATGAGTCCAAAGCGGGCAATAAGTCCATCATTCTGCTCAGTACCGGCCATGATCTCATCGATGATCTTTTTCAGCCAATCAGGCTGGGTGCTGCTAACGAATGATAGGATCGACCAGCCAGCGAATGATCCCTTTTTGCGGTCGACCTTGATCTCACCTCCATTCCAGACTTCAAGATACAGGGAGCGGGCATCACTCACGGTCCCTTTTTCAAGGCTGCGAACGAAAGCCGCTAGTTCATCGTGGAGCTTGCAAAGACCGTCCGGGTTCTGAACCAAAAGCTCCATCATTTTCTCAGCGGTAACATCCTGGACTATGAGTGAGCGGTTCCCCTCCGCAGCCAGCGCATTGAGGCGCGCGATCTTTCCAGCGAGGCGCTCCTGTAAAAACGAAACGTCGCCACCCTTTTCGATCGCCATGGCCAGCTGCGACTCAAGCTGACGCTTCTCCACTCGTAGGATGGTTTCCTCGGCCTCACGCGCCGCAGCCATTTCCTTGTTCAGGCGGGCGAGTTCCTTATCCAGCTGAAAAAGCATCGCAAGGGATGCCCTCAGAATGGCTGTCTTCTTGTCACCAGGCGGGGCGACGAGCAGATACCAGATGCAGGCGTAAACGCGCCAGGTCATGCTGTGGACTTTGGGATAAAGAAAGACCTTCGCCCCTATCACAGCCGATAGACCGGCGATCACACCCGCTGCTATCGCATCGATAGGCGCCTGAAGGTCCGCTGCCAGGTATTCAATCCGGTAACGAATCGACCAGTGGAGCATCTCGTCGGGATCAAAGTACGGAATACGCTCAAATCCATTCCAGGACGCCTTGGGAGCGTTCCAGGCGAGGAGAATATCAGGAGCTGCATCGATGAGCTTCCGAAAGGCTTCAGGTGTTCCACCGGCCTTTAGCCAGTCTCTGAAGTCATAGCCATCCAATCCGCCGAGATCCAGAACCTTGAGGCCAAGACAGACAGGACGCAGGGACTCCACAATGGCATTAGCGTAATTCTGACCATTTTCATCACAGTCCGGAACGATTACGACATGCCGCCCGCGGAAGTAGCGATCGTAATCCTTGTGCCAGCTATTGCAATTGCCTGTGGTTGTGCCGGCGAATCCGAGAGCATGTGCGGCCTCGGCATCACACTCTCCCTCGAAAATAAACACCTTCTCGGATTCCTTGCAGGCGTCCCACAGGTATGGCTGCGGACGCGGGTGGCCATCAGGCTTTTTGTTAACCCAGCGGCCGCCTACAGGAAAAATCGTGGGGCATTGCTTGCGCATGAAGGGATCAAGAGGATGCAAACGAAAGACGCGCTTATTGGGAGTGCCATCATCATTGAACCAGCCGTGGTCGGTCACGTACCTGTAACTCTTCCAGGACTGATAGTGGCGACGCGCCTCCTCGATGGAATCGAACCATAGGGGTTCAGCTTCCGATTTAGGTTTTTCCCGCTTCTGCTTCTTTTTGGATGGCGTGTCTGGCAAAGCAATTCCTGCAAGCGCCGCCAGATCCCGGATACCTTCCGGGAATTTGAGCCCGCGCTGCTCGCAGTAAAACCGGATCACGTCACGCTTGGCACCACAGGCAAAACAGTTGAAAAAAAAGGGCCACTTGCAGCTCATGCTCGGATTTGAATCCGGGTGGTATGGGCATACGATCATCGATTTCTTAACTTCAAGGCCCATTATTCCCGCAAGCTTTTCGGGTGGCAGCAGAGCCTTGATCTGATCCGTGGTTTCTTTTGAAATCCGCATTCCAATCGCACTCCCGTCAAAAGCGAATTCTTTCAGTAGCTGCGAAGCTCATAGCTTCGCTTCCTCAGTAGCCGCGAAGCCTTCAGCTTCGCTTCCTTGTCCTTTGTTTTCCGCGTTTTGTCTTAAAACCCTGTTTTAAGAAAATACCTCCCTCTCCATATATCTCTCTATGGGTAAAGAGCCATTACGGCACACGCTTTTACGTGCAGAAAAAATAGATGTCAGAAAAACGGAACCTTAAATCAAGCCACTTTTATGTGGCCATGCAACCTCCTGATACTCCCAACTTTTTCACAGTTGGACGTACTGCACAGTCATTGTGGATTACTTTGCAAGTCTTCAAAATCATAGCAGTTTTCAATTCTCGCCAGAAAAAGCATCCTGGGAAAAGACGCTCAACGGAACGAGAAAAGATCTGCAACAATTTGATATGTTTGGGATAAAGAGCATCTCAGACACGCTCAATTGAAGGACCTCTTCAGCTGCAAGTCCTCAATATTTCGAGGATTATTCTTCAGCTACGTCATTCAATCGAAGAGCACCGCTTCATGCAACTTCCTGAAAACTCAGGCACCCGCCATCGGCACTGTGAAGGACGAAGAACATTCGATCCATCTGATCAGGCACCAGGAGATGTGCATCGACGTTGGCAGCTAATGCCGAACGCGTTCGACGGCACATCGTGAATCGAGTTCGAGCGCTTGCTAGTTTGACCTATGAAACCTTGCATGCACATGGTTTATAGACCGAGCAATGAAAAGCACTTTTACTCGTCACGAATAAAAATTCCGCGATCTGAAATTAAAATTCTCTCTGAATGTTTTTTTTTAATTGCCAGAGGAACCCAGGACGGGTCATACAGAACACCAGACTGGTAAGGTCTTTTCAAAGTTCTGTGGACTTCGTCCCAGACAGGTTTTGCGACTGCGTCAACAGTCGCAGAATCCCTTCCCTTTAGCCATCACTTCCCTATTCAGCAAAAGTGAGCTGCAGCAAAACCGCAGATGATTCGTTTAATTTTCAAGAGCTGTTCCAAAACCTAATCTGCTTCTGTCCGCTCAATAGTCACTCCATGCGTTGACTGACTGAACCTGGCGACATCCGAGACTATACAAAAGAATTAGACGGTGGAAGATGAAAAGTTGAGCTGAGGGGGCGTTCTGCTGAAAAAAACTCGTGGTTGGCAAACCGGGCGGCTCGTCTCGAAAACATAATTTCGAGCCCGACTGCAATATGATTATGGGTTTGGTGTCTCTGCGCGTCAATCCCAAAACCTGTGATGACTGTCCGCTCCAGATGTTTAACAGCTGTTCAACAATTGTTGAACAACGATTATATAAGTTGCCAACATCGTGAAATGGAAAACAGAATTTCGCAACATTTCTCCACAACCCCTGTCCATATTAGGTTACAAGCGTATCCAAGGCGGCTGCCTTTGGGTACGTAGGAAGACGGGCCTACTGTATTTAATACCGTAGCGGAAGGGAAAGGCATCCGTGCATACGCGAGAAGTTTTGATCAGCATTAGAAAATCATTTGCAGATGAGCTGGAAAGGCTTGACCAGCCTGCCCCAGGACCGCTCTGGCAATATAGTCATTGGGTGATCACAATGCAGACCGTAATAGAACTCGATCGAATTATTGACGAGCTTGCAAGCAAAGACACAGAGCATTTGCTTGGTCAAGTTAAGAAAACTTTTTAGTTTGAGTCCTTAAATATCCGGGGATAAGGCTGGATAATGGAAAGCGTCGAGCATCGAGCGGACGCTATGTCCTGTCCGGCTCCTTGACAAGCTCCTCGACATCAACACCGAAAGCCTTGGCCAACCGCCAGAGCATGGACAGCTTGATGTCAGTGGATCCCGCTTCGATAGACTGCAATGTTCTGAGATTCAGCCCATGCATATCAGCCAACTCTTCCTGCGTAAGCCCGTTCTCACGCCGCTTTCTGCGGACGTTTCGACTTACACGTTCCTTGATACTCTTGAAGCTGGCTCGTTTTGCTGCGCGGGTCGAGGCTTTCTTTTTCATTTCCATATCATCGGCGATGCGCTAGCATTGCACCATGCTGGAAACAAGCGGTTTTATACGCTAAGCAATTGATTTATAGATATAATTACTGACATTTTATTTTTCTGTTTTGATTACGAAATGCCTTATTTAACAGCAAATATGAGAACGCATTTTGAAATTGAATGACACATTTATGAAGGAACTGGTGGCTCTTCACAGAAAGGGCCTCTCGGCTGATACGCTGATCTTCTCCACCAGCGTATTTCCGTTCCTGGTTTTCTTTCAGTACCAGGAGCAATTTGGACTCAACCCATCCACTATCTTTCTTATGTTGATGGCAGGGCTCGCCATCGCTTCACTCCCCTTCCAGCTAAGCCGGGGGTACATGCATATCATGAGCAGACTGCTGATCATTGGTGGCGCGTTGTCGCAAAGTGTTCTTGTGTTCTGCAAGCCGCCTTCCGAGGCCATCACTTTCGAGCACTGGCCCATGACGCTCCTGATCGCCGGCTCGATTGTCTACACGAAGCATCGGACCAACTCCTACTTCGTGACGTTCAAGAAAAGACTGGCTCAAATTGAGAGTGACGAGCCGTTTGAATGCCATAACCTCATGAGCCATGAGAGCATAATAAAAGATCTCAATGCTCTTGCGAAAAGGATTCAGGAAGGAGGCCGCATCCGCCCGCTCATACTTCACGTCCCCGTAAATAGGATCGTGCCTTCCCATATATCCCTGGACTGGACTGCGCTGCGCGGAAAAGTCGCCCGTCTGCCATCAAATCTCTGGCTGACAAAATTCCTCGAACGAAAATCCATGGACCAGATCTCATCTGCACACAGATTCAGACTCACAACTTTTGAAGAAAAGCCGGACGTTATGCTTATAGGGTGTTCTCTTACGGGAGCGGAATTCATCTTTTGTGGCCAATACACGGATGCCGATAAAAGCCTCGATGGCGTCGAAGCATTGATCGATCGATTGACGATGATGCACTCCTATCTGCGTCATGGCATCACTCTGCGGGGCATAGACATCATGGCTTTGGGAATCAGCCGCGAAAGATTCACCATGACGCTTGAAGACAGTTTGCTCACGATGCAAATGCGACTGGAAATCAAGGAACGCTGGCAACAGCACGTCCGCACTGTGGAGAACGCTGAAAACGCCATAGAAACGAAGATTGCAACGATATCGATACCATCCACTTCACAAACTCTCCAGTAAGCCGCGCCTGCGATTTGCTCCAACATGGATCAGCCGGAGCATCGAAAACGATTTTTTTTATCCACTCCGGATTCGCTATTGAAATTCTAATCATCACTACTCTAATCGTGAGGAAGGGTTTGATGCGAAACCATCAGCGCCCGAGTTATCACCTTACCGTCTAAAAAGGACAAAAAATGAATTCCCCTCAAATGCAGGAGTCGCGGGCGTCTGATGCAAAAGCGCCACAGCAGCGACCGATTCGATCTGTGCTGGTGGCCGGTCTTAAGACCAGCGAGAATCAGTTCATAAGATACTGCGAAGAGCTTTGGCTCAAAGCGGAACACCTCGAAGAAGCCTCCCCCACCAAAGTAATCTCCACAAGACACGATGCAGCTATCATTGTTACCACGGTGGCAAGCCACTTCATGTACCATCGGGTCCGGGATCTTTACTCTGGAAAGCCGATATTTATTGCAGGCGCTGGGGTTTCCGGCATCAAAGAGGAATTTGAATCGAAGGTATTTGGGGGCTCTCATATTCTGGCAAAGCTTCGGGAGATTCCCGCCGAGCACACACGAAGCGCCCCGGCTGTTCCCATTTCTATTCGCTTGTGGTGGCTTTTGGCCAATTTCAAATCCATCGGCGACACAGTCAAATTCAAGGACGTTTCCAAGTTCTTCGATCGCTTCCTGGTGAAAGGACAGGAATCGGCGCTTAGCGGCGCATGGCATGGTGGACGCAACTCAGGTTTTCTGGAGGACGTATCGCGTGGCGTAACGATCTTCAATGGAATTCCTCTGAGTGCATACGAAGCCATGGTTCAACACAAACTACCCTGCCCGGAGAACGTCGTGATGAAGATGAATAATCCTGCCGTTGTCACCCCAATCAAAGCACCTGAAAAAGATGATACTGTCATTCAGCTGGCTCCTGTCAAGGAAACAACTGAACCTGCTCCAAAGGCAGCGCAAGTTGCCAATGACCCTGCCAGCGATCTATTGCTGGATTCCATGACAACGCTACTTGATCAGCAAAAGCAGTTCATCGCCATGTTCTCGCAGACCATTTCAGAGATTAAAGTAGAGATCAAAGGGATCAAAGAAGAGATCAATGAGCTGCGGGAGAAAGTCAGCGGCATCCCCACAACCCTCGAACGTGAACTGAGAGGAGTTTCGGTCAAGACCGACTCAATCAGCGCAAAGCTTGCTGGCCTTGGTCCCGATGAAACAGCGGTTGTTGATCAATCCATAGGGCTGCTGCTGGCCATGCGCAAGAAGGCTTAAAAACACACTTCAAGCAGAGAGTCCTTCCCGGACTCCTGCCTATGGGATTCTATCGTTTGAGAAATTGTTGTGCGAGTCCTGTATGACAATCGACGAGCGATGAACATCAAGATTTGAAGCGAAGACCGCGAGGTTCGTCGTTCCCTTATGCCTGACGCTATGGAACATGATCGCTTCGTAGCCAAGATCAAAAGCCGCTTTGCCTAGAATCTGGGTGGGGCAAGGTATGCCTGTCCATGCCGCCCACTCGATCTCCACTTCGTATTTGGATATTTTGGCCTTCTTGCGAATTTCTGGCGAAGTCAGATCGAGTACATTCTGCAGGTCCACCGTAACCCAAAAGCGAAAATGCGGCTCAACGATATCAAAACCGGACTCCCGTCTTTCTGGAAAAACGGCAAATTCGTTTGATGCGAAATAGAGTGGCGAAAAGAGATTTCTGTCACTCCAGAATCTGCCTGTTCCAGGACCGCTGCCGAGCGGTGTATCCTTATACTTCAAATAGGTGCCCCGGCAATAGGCTCCTGCTTTTGAGATGCCCAGATCCGCTGGAAGCTTGGTGAATTTTCCAAGGCAAACCTTGCTGATGATTTTCTTGCTTTCATTCAGCTCTTCCATGAGCTTGGCTTTATGACTCAGACGCGTTGCAGAACCCAGTTCAAGCAGGAGTTCCTTATATCTCTTGATCGACATCAGCCTCTGAATACCTCTCTGTTTTCAGGGTCGAGATGAGATTGCAGGAATTTCATAACATCTTCTTCGCGCCTCATGTAGATCATTTCAATCGGCGTCAGTCCATGGAATGCGACATTGCCTTCGTTCAGCCAGG